CCACTAAATGCAAAGTCCTTGAGTGTGGCTGTAGTCAGCTTGTATGACAGGTATCTACCAGCAATCCGTGTATCCACCTTGTACTCATCAGAGGAGTCAAAGGTGACTTCAGTCTGGTAGTTGGGGGTAGCATTAGGAGTATCAGCAGCACCAAAGGTAAAACCAAAAGTGGCATCTGAGTTGTCAGTAGACATCTGAGGGTAGACTTTGGAGATGACCTTGTAGCCGCTAAGAGGGATGCCTTGGTCATCTAGGTCTATGCCTACACGCTCCAGTAGAAGTGGAGAGGAGACTGTGGTGTCCACAGACTGGGCTAAGTTGCCTTGGTCCACTAGGTCGATGCCATAGAGCTTGCTGTCTGCAATGCCGCCACCAGTAGCTGACACTAGCAGGGATCTGCGAGTATTCTGGCTCTCTTGGTCGTGGTAGGAGCCACCAATGTCATCATAGGTCTGGGTTGCATCAGCGTAGGAGAACACACTGTCTACAGAGGCCTCTGTGCCACTGACTGCGTTGGGGAGGTCTTGGAAGGACCAAACGTCCTCCTTGTAGTTGTAGACAGCTGCACGGTTGCAGTGGGTTCCATCTGCGTACAGGGCCATATCGTCCCCGGTGTGATAGCAGAAGTATATCTCTTCTAGGGCACTGTTGTGGAACACAAAGCACTCAGTGGTCTTGGAGGTGTCCATGCCACCAAAGATGTACTTACGGACCCTACCGTCACATATGCTTTGACGGGTGTTGCCATCAGTCACATAGATGTCATCTTGGTCGAAGACGTAGTGGCGACCCTCTACTTCCACGATGCAGTTCTGATTTATTACGCCGGCATCATCAAAGACCTTGCGGAAGTTAAAGATAAACGTACCGCCTACGAACTCCATCATCCACACTTGGTCTTGGGAATACACAAGGAAGTTGGCACCTAGTGTGGCACCATCCATTATGGGTGTCTTCATTTGTACGAGGTCATTGAAGCCAGCACTGTTAGTAAGATCAGTCTCGTCCCATGTATCTGGGACTTGGTTGGCCAACACGGGGTCTGAGAACCTCACACGGTTAGGAAAGCTAGTACCTGCCTCCACAGTGCCTAGAGCCAACAAGAAGTCACCAAAGCTGCGGAGGGCAGTGGTTCTGTAGCTGGAGGGCCAGTTAGCCAAAGCAGTAAAGCTAGAGGCAGTAGGCACCCTTGCTACGGGTACTTGGTCTGCACGGTTGACGTACTGTACATCCGCAAGCGTTGTAGCTGTGGTCCTATAGATGGTCGTGGAGGTGCTGGCGTTAAACCTCTGAGTGAAGGTGCCATTGGAGAACTCATAGATGTCGAAGGTATCATCCACCAACAACACAGTATCGTAACCAGACAGTGCTGTAAGACCATAGGAGAACACAGGGTTCCACGGAATGGCATCTGAGACAGCCCGGTAGACTGGGCCACGGGTCACATTGCCATCAGTGAACCTAATGTTCTTGGCTCTTGTGTAGGCATTGGTGGGGAGGTTGTAGGGGTCAACATCAGTGACCACACCCACAGACCCTAGTCCACGGATTGGTAGGTTAGGCATGGCCTGAGTTCCTTACTGTAGGTTAAGTCTAAGAGACTACTGGGGGCCAAGTTACTGTGCTTGGGAACCCAGATTGCTGTGGGACATCAAGCAAGTCTTGGCGATAGGTAGACCACTCGTTCTGCTTGTCTGAGGATAGAGATGCCCAGCGCAGCGGGTTGCTGACTACGGCATCCACCACCACTAACAGATTGTCTCTCTCAGCCCTTACTTGGGCAGCTAAAGCAGCATCAAGTTCAGCTTGGGTGGGAGCAACGTATGCTCCAAAGTCATCACCAACTAAAGCTAGGATGGCAGCGTTGTCTACTGTCGCATCAGTGTCTGAAGGGTCCAAATGGTAAGGTATCCAGCCGTATGTGGGGTGGTTGATCTCAACGTCCATGCGCTGGTTGTCAGACTGTAGTGACTGTGCATTGCGCACTTCTGCTATCGTGATGCTCATTAGGAAATCCTCAAGAATACGGTGCCTCGACCATAGGTACTGGAGCTGTTGTAGGACACAGAGCCCATGGCTCTCCAAGTGCCTGACATGGTGGTGTCTCCACGGGCCAACTGTGTCATGTTGGCTGCGTACACAGTGTTACTGCCAGTAACAGATACAATCGCATTCACACCGCCACTCTGTAAGCTAGAGCCAGAGTAAGAAGAACCAGAGCTGACTGATGTACCATTCTTGACTAGGAAGGCATAGGTTCCAACATCACCAAATGATGTACTCTGCGAGGGTATCGAGGATGCAGTGATGTACCCAGCGCCATTGGTCAGCTGGTTGTTGTTAGTTACAGCAGCAGGCAGTCCTGAGATGCTTACGCTGCCAAGGCCAGAGCGTGTGAGGGTCAACGTGGTGCCGCTGACAGAACCACCAGTCACATAGTAGTTGGTGTCTGTGGTGCCTGCTGGCAACGCAGTGAAGCTAAAGTTACCACTGCCATCTGTTGTAAGCACTTGGCCACTAGCAGAGCCATCAGTGATGCCAAGGTCAGTCAAGGTGCTGGGGATGTCATTGAGATCTGCCTGTGTGGCAGTCACAGCACCAGTCAAGTTGGGAAAGGTATTCTGAAGCGTACTCTTGATCAGGCGGATGTGGTCATCAGCTTGCGCGAGACCGTCAGTAGACGCAGGGTTCGCAGGGACCAGAGAGTTGACGTATGTTCCATTTTCCAGAGCCATATCTATGGTTCCTCTTTCTTTTGTTTCTGTGGGGGACCTCTCGTTGACTGAGGCCGACAACAACAACAACAACAAGAACTTTAGCCCTGTATTTTGAAGTTGCTTTTGTTTCTGAGGGTGCGGGGGTCAGTTTTTGACTAGGGAACCTAAGCAAACGAGGGACGCTAACAGCTAACCTACTGCAATCTATAGCTTCTGTAGTGTGAGGGATGTATGGTCCCACTGGTGGGGGCCTATGATCTACACATGCAATGACATTGGTTTGACATTAGCCGACGGGAAATTTGTTTGGCTGGGGGCTTAGAGTTTTCAACACAGATTGGGACAGCCTCAGTCAACCCTAGTCAACACCCGATCACTTGATCCACTCTTGCCACACCTGATCACTACACCAAGGACACTTGTGATGCGCAGCAGCGCTAATAGTACCACGAGTTATGCCGATGTCCTTTAGCGTCTTGGTCGAGTGCATCCGCAGTTGATCAGCAGCACGATTAGCCAGCCGATGATGCTCGTAAGCAGCACAGGACAGATAGATTATCTTTAGTTTTCTCACGAATGCTCTTAGCATCTTCGGTTCTCTCCGGTTCTATGGTGGGAACCAAGGGACCAACACACTACTATGAGCGGTGGTCTACCTTGGTTGTCCTAAGCAACCACCTTAGCAACACAACTACACACACAGCTCTTGGCTGGTACTATAGTTGACTAAGGTCAGCTCTGGACGTTCTCTAGTTCTCTATTGATTGGTGTTATCAGGGAGGATGTTTCTTGGGTCATCTAATAGCGCTCAAGCTCTTGGGCTTTGGTTGACTATTAGTACTCCCGCGACGGCATTCGGTCCGCTTCCTCTCCTATAGGGTTGTAGAAGTCATTTGAGAGGCAAAAAGTTGCTATCTGATGAAAAAAGTTCTTGCGAGGGATTACGATTTGATTCATAGAGGGTATACGGAGGCCGAAGGCGTCACGTTAAGTTAGTGGGCGACAGGCCGCAAGGTGTGGCAGGGGACTGTAACTCCCCCTGAGTATACCAAGCGGCACACAATCGCAGAACACCAGTAACATTCGTGAGACTTCGACACTCCTTCACATAAAGGAGACTGATCGAATGACTACTGAGACCACATACACACCGTTTACAGTTGCAGAAATTGCTGAAGAAGCCTTGCGTTTGACAAACTGTGTCAACGGAAACCCCCGCTACTATATCTCTGCTATGATGTTCCGTAGAGCCGGGGCTGAGGCTGGAGACTTCTACCGCCCTAAGTATTGCCGCAAGTACACAGGCAAGCGCTACGGTGCTGGCTGGGTGTTCACTTCTTACAACTTAAAGACTTCTATCAGTCAAGCAATTGAGGTGGCATCATGAGCACCCTCAGCATCACACATGGTGAATTGATCGCCAACATTACAGACAACGGGTCCACCTTCTTTGTCTGTATCGTCCAAGAAACTGGCGACAACTTTGGTGGCCAGCAGGTCATCAAGTCCCGCAGCTACTCCAACATCAAGACAGCCCAACGCGGTGCCATTAAGATGATGGAGGTGCTGTCATGAGAACCTTTACAGGCATCCGCTCCGCACAGCATAGCTTAATGAGCATCCTTACTAGCAAAGGCTACCGTGAGGACACCTTGGCAGCATCCACACAACAGAGACTAGATGAACTGATAGAGTTCTGCGCTGCATATGAACGCCACTGCTTAGCCAAAACACTCCGTAAGCGCGCAGCGGAGGTCACATCATGAGACAGGCCCTCACAATCTTAGGCGAACTGATCGCTTGCGCCTCAATCTTTGCCACCCCCTTTGTGTTCCTCATCGTGGTGGAGGTGTTCTCATGAAACTCTATACACACAACGGCCAATGGTTTGGCACGCAGGCAGACGCTCGCAAAGGTGGTGCCTCTATTGATCCCATCGAGGTGCCAGTGGATAAGGCTGGCCTCCTTGAGTTTCTCAATGCTCACCGTGTTGGCCATGCCCCCGGTTTGACTGTGGAACCACAGGCACCAACAGCGGCTCCAGTTCCAACAGCTGGCCCCACTCTCTCACCGCGTCACGCTCTCTTTGAGGCAGCAGCTGAGGCCTCACTGCAAGACCTTCAACACGTTGTCTATCGTTACATGATGGCCATCGATGATGCGTTTGACTTGCAGCCACTCCTTGAGCCGATCCGCAGACAGTGAGCCCAGCAGCGGCCAGCGTAACTCAATGCGCGCTGGCCATCTCGTGGGCTCACAGTGAACCACGGTAACAACTGAACACAGGAGAATGACTAATGAACATAACACGACGCAGCCCTTGGTCGGGCAAAAAAGTTACTATGCAAATCAACGTGACTGCCGCGCAGTTACAGGCTTGGGAAGGAGGCATGTTAATCCAAGACGCCATGCCAGACTTGCACCATGCTGAGAGGGAGTTCATTAAAACTGGCCTAACTCCTCGTGATTGGATTGATATCTTCAAGGATGACTTTGAGGAGGTGACATCATGAATAAGCAACTCTCACTGACCTTCACCCTCGAAGACTTCAACAGCTTATATAGCGCCTCAATGCGCAGTTTCTTGAGTGAACAGCTACCACGCTTCGAGCTAGTCAAAGACCACCAAGGCCGCGCACTCTCGGAGACAATGGGTGATGAAGGTCGTTTTATGTACTGGTTAGACACCAAGTGTGACACCATGTTGGCCCGAAAGATACTTGAGATGTCAGGCTATAAGGTCTCAGAGTTCTGGGATCTTGTGTATGCGGAAAGCAATATCGATGACGGCTGGAACCAGCCCCCTCATGTTTTGGTTACAGACTACGCCGGCCGATACATTGAAGATCTGGAGGCAGTAGCATGAACATCCAGCAACCCCAGACCACAGAGGATGCCTTAAAGCTGGCCCTCTTCCTCGCAATCACAGCGCCTACAGACGAGAAGGCAACTGACTGCATGAACATGGCTCACAGCTTTGCTGAGTGTCTGACTGATGGTGCCATAGAAGTGGCAATGGCTAAGGCTCAGGTGATGGCCACAGCCCAGCGCAAAGAGGAGATGGCACAATGACTATGACTGACATCGAGTTTGCAAAATATCTATTAGAAACCCTTGCACCTGATCTGCGTGAGGCAGGCAGCGAGTTCACGGCAGCTGATGTAGAGGATGCAGGCCATAGGCTCCTTGCAGCCGCCGAAGCACTGGAGGCAGCACTATGATTACCATCCGCACAGAGCTGGTTGCAGCAATCGCCCATGACATGCTCATCAAGGAGCTAATGAAGCACGATGAGGGTGTGATGCTCATCTGGCAGGTCGATCAAAATGGTGACGAACACTACACCGAAGATGCGCAGGACGCATTCAATGAGCTGCACGATGCAATTGATAGCAGCTTCACCATGAAGGAACTGCGCGACATGGCTAAGGAGGTCACACACCATGCTTGATGACACCTTAGAAAACATCCTCCGTGAAATTGGTGTGACAGCCCAGCGCTCACCTCTCGAACAAAAGCTGTGGGAGCAAGACAGTCGCACCCAGTACCTCGCTCCGAAGTATTACAATGAGCCTATCCGTGATGAGTTCGGGGAGGTGTGTTTCTGATGGCAAAGAGAAAGCACATCACTAAACACAGGGTGATCCCAGACAAGGCAATGGTACCTTTAATGCTACAACTGCAACTCGCAAGAGCAGTGCAAGAGCTGCACAAGTTGTGCCGCTTACCCTCAACAAGCATGACTGAAGTCAGGCTCTTGAATACCCACCTTGAGGAGGCAACTGTCGCCCTTGATCTTGGCAAATATAGGGAAGTTCAACACTGCCTAAAGGTCTTCTACAGAGCAACTCGGGAGGACTTAAAGTAATGGCAACCTTCCTGCAATTCGCACAAGCTGAAGCCCCCCGCCTCTGGCACGGCCAGCACCTCAAAAGATCCCTAACCAAGGCCGCTACATTTGCGGCCTTTAGCGACCACCAGACGCGTGAAATCTCTGACTATAAGCCCAGCGACATCCACAGCTTCTTTGACGCTGTACAGGCCGCTCGTGGGCTCTCAGATAGCACTGTGAACCGTTATGCAGCCATGCTCACAAAGGTCTTTGCTCAGGCAGTCAAAGAGGAGCTTATCACACACGTTCCGAAGTTCACATGGAGGCGCACCGGGCAAGCTGCACGGCCTCTCTACTTTACACCTGAGCAGCTCGAAGCCATGTGTGCATACTTCCACGATGAGCATCCTCAGTGGTGGATGCGACACATGATAACTATCGGAAGTCAAACGGGTATGCGTAGAGGTGAGATACTTAGTATCAAAAGGAGACTAATTACTAATGACAACGATGGGAACTTATGGTTGCATTTGCCTCTTACTAAGAACGGAAGTGAGCGATTCGTGCCCCTCAACAAGCAGGTCATGCAGGCCATAGAGGCCCTCGACTACGATGTGTCAAAGCACTTCGATGAGCACGCATTCTATCGGTCTTGGGACCACATGCGGCACAAGGTTCTAGGCAACCATAAAGGCTATGTGTTTCACACTTTAAGGCACACAGCCGCCACTCGCCTTGCCAATGAGCACAAGGCAAACACAGCAGTCATTGGCATGTTATTAGGCCACCGCTGCGACACCACAACACGCAAATACATTAAGGCACAGCCAGCTGCACTTCAGCTGTTGGCTAGGCAGCTTCAAGCATAGGAAAAACACAGAGAGACCCTTCTACAACCCTCAGAGAGGGACAGAGGGCAAGGAGACATACGAATGACACAGAAAGACAACTTCTCTTATGAGAATGGTGCGAGCGTTCCAACGCATAGTCAGTGGGACTACAACAACGATGAAAAGGCAGCCCGTGGAGGCCTGCGGCACAGCACGGTAAAGGGATGCATAGGCAAGACAGCCCCGCCAGATGATGCTCAAGACAGTAGCGCCCTAATAGACCTAGAAGAAGGCGATGGGTTAGTTACTGACGGAGATGAGGCACACAGGCAAGACACGACAAATAGGGCCTACGAGCAGACCATGAAGGTCGAGGGTCACGAAAAGTTCACAGAAGGAACCAATAGTCAAACTAGAGTTGACCAAAGCCCCTCCCACTTCAATTCCTTAGTTGAAGCCCTTCCAAGAGTATCTCAAGACATAGCAGAAGAACTAAAGATCCAGAAGCGCTCTGGTGGCCGTGTGCCTTCTTGGGTTGACGAGTTGTCAACTATAGACCCTGATGTATTAGCTTACATTGGTTTATTGGTTTGCTTTAATGGTGTGTTGAAGGCGAGACAGAAGTCATCCGAAGACAAAAGCACCGTTGCCCAAGTCACCCTAATGATGGGTCAGCACATAGAGCAAGAGTTGCTAAAGGCTGAACTAAAGGCAGCAGACAAAGAGCAACACGAGCAAGCTGTGGAAACAGCAGCCCTAGCTGGTCTTGAGCGTCCTAAGCCCAAGAACACCAACAAGCGTTTAGTGCAGCAAGTTACTCAAGCCCACAATAGTCGTGAGTATAGAGTAAAATCCCTCCGCAACATCACACAGAAGAACGGCTTCAGTTCTAAGAACTTTGGTGTAGCTAACACCAAGCAAGAGAGACAGAAGTTAAAGGAGAGGAGGATTAAACTGGCAGCACCTGTGCTATCCAGCGTCATCAAAAGCTCTCAGGTGTTCGAGCGGAAGCTAGAGTACGTCAGCAAGAACAACAGTAAGTCCATTCTTGTGTTCACTGAGGCAGCCTTTGCAGCCATGGAAGCCAATGCAGAGCGCATGGCGTGGATGTCGCCTATCTTCAAGCCCATGCTGTCACCACCACAACCATGGTCAGCTTTCGACACCGGGTGTTATCATGATGCAGACCTTGCAGCCATGGTGCCATTGATTAAAAGCTCACGGCCTGAGCAAAGGGCAAAGGTGGCGCACCAGTTCACCAAAGACACTTTGCCACCATGGATCAGGGCTCTGAATGCACTGCAAGCAACGCCCCTGTCTATCAATGAGCCTGTGTTGGAAGCAGTCCAGTGGTGTTGGGACACAAAGAAGCAAGCGCTCAACAAGTTCCCACGACACTCACTACCAGAGCGGCCAAGACTTCCAGAGAATTGGCAGCTAATGCCCAAAGAGAAAGTGGCGGCAGTAAAAGCGGAGATCCGCAACCACATCAAGCTAGAGATGCGTGTGAAAGGCGCAGCAGTCGTCATGGAGCAAGATCTTCAGACAGCCAGAGAGCTAATCGCATACGAGACTGAAGGCTTCTACATTCCTTGGAACTGTGACTTTCGGGGGCGCATGTACCCAGTTAGTCACTTTAGCTACCACCGCGACAGTCACTTGAAGGCCCTCTTCTGTTACAAACGTGGCTACTTGGTCGAAGGCAACAATGCGTATTGGCTGAAGGTTCACTTAGCCAACTGTGGTGACTTCGACAAGATCAGCAAGCAACCACTGGATGCGAGAGCACAGTGGACCACCAGCAAGCATGATGAGCTTCTGGCTATCGCTGAGGACTACCAAGGCACCTTTGATCTGTGGTCATGCGCAGACAAGCCCTTTGAGTATCTCGCGGCTGTGTTTGAATATGCCAGGTGGGTCAAGGAGGGGGATGCCTTTGTCAGCTACATTCCTCTGTCACACGATGCCACCAACAGCGGCGTTCAGATATACTCAGGCTTAAACTTGAGTGAAACTGAGGGCGCACTGGTGAACCTCACACCCTCCCACCAGATGGCAGACATCTACCAGACTGTTGCAGATAAGGTAGTCGAGGAACTGAAAGCTCTTGACGATGCTGTAAGAGCTACAGTCTTCAGCAGACGCACTGGCACGACAGTGGGTGAGCTTGCAGACCGCTGGCTCAACTTCAAGATAGGCCGCAGTCACATGAAGCGGGCCACAATGACCTATGGTTACTCAAGCAATAACGTGGGTATGCGTGGTCAATTCATGGAGGACTTAATGAAGCCTGAGCAACTCAAAGTGACTTACGGTGAAATCGACAATCACCCGTTGCACGATGATGAACAAGGTCAATTTGAGTGCGCTTGGTTCATGGGTGATCTGGTCTACAAAACGATCAGCAAGGTTCTTTTGAAGACTGGTGAGAGCATGGACTATTTACAGGCCGCTGCGAGAGCTGTGACCAGTGAGAACAAGGCAATCCAATGGACCAGTGACAGTGGCTTCCCAGTTCTGATGGATTACCGGAAGAGCGAAGGCAAGCCTATATACATCTTCCTGTTCGACAAGGCCGTAAACACAAGAAAGCAGGCAAAAGTCACCTACCGTAGAGACTTGGCGCAATTTGATGTTGTCAAAAGCTGCAACGGTATTGCTCCTAACTTTGTGCATTCTCAGGACGCTGCACTTATGCAGAACTTCATTTGCAACCAGCTCGACGCTGGCACCAGTGAAGACTTTTTCATGATACACGACAGCTTCAGCATCTCTGGAGATGTGTGGGATTTGTTTGAGGGTGTAAGAAGTACCTTTGTCGCTATGTTCTCAGGTGACTGTCTGTTCCAACAGTTTGAGGAAGAAATACGGCAGCAGCTAAACGATCCTTCGATGGTCTTTGGCACAGATGAAAAGCCCATCACTATACCCACAAAAGGATCATTAGACCTCGAAGCAATCCGGCACAACGATTTCTGCTTCAGTTAACCCTTCTACAACCCTCCTAGAAGAGCCCAGCGGCCTCCCAGCTAACGGCTCTTTCTTACCTCAACAACTGGGGCTGGCTTCGGCTGGCCCCTTTTTCTGTAAGTTCAAAGGAACGCAACAAGATGGCAAAAGTATACAAGTTTACGACACCCGCAGGTAATGCAAAATACCCCCACCTCAACAGCCCAGACACAGCCTTCGACACGGATAATCCAAAATTTAAGACAGAGATACTAATGTCTGAAGACGAAGCAGCACCACTGATTGCACAGATCAAAGCAGCCGCAGCTGAGGCTTTTGGTGCTACCGCCAAATTCCGTATGCCAGTCAACAAAGACGAAGAGACTGGTCAGGTGTCAATCAAAGCACAGTCCAAGTACCAACCCAAGTTCTATGACGCACAAGGCCAAGTCATTGTACCGTCAGCCCTGCCCAAGATCGGCGGCGGCTCGACGGTCAAGATGGGTGGTGTGTTCAACTGTTACACAGTCAGCGGCTCCAAAGGTGTGAGCCTCATGCTGGACAAGGTACAAGTGATTGATGTGGTCAATGGCTTCGGTGGCGACGATGGCGGCTTTGAGGCCGTAGATGGCGGCAGCTTCACTGTTGACCACTTCGAGGAAGTCACACCAAGCACTCAAGCTGTAGTCAACGGTGACTTTTAACCGCGCAAGGTTCCGTGGCATAAAAGCAGGCTACCGCTCTGGGCTCGAGGAAACTATCTCTCAGCTTTTGACTGCTGAGGGCATTCCCTTCGAGTATGAGGTGGACAAGATCACCTATGAGATCCCTGCCCGTGTCGCCAAGTACACCCCAGACTTCAAGCTCACTAAGCCCGGTGGCTTCTGGTACTTAGAGACCAAAGGAATATGGGCAACTGCTGACCGTGCCAAGCATGTGTTAATCAAAAAGCAGTCCCCAGAGATCGACATCCGCTTCCTCTTTAGCAATGCGCAAGCGAGGCTCTACAAGGGCAGTCCCACTCGCTACGCGGATTACTGTAATAAGCATGGGTTTCGATGGGCGCACAAGACTATACCTCCAGACTGGTTAGACGAGTGTCGCCAATAAGCGAGAGCAAAGGGCTGTCTTCGGATGGCCCTTTTTTCTTTAGATCACAAAGGAACGACTAATGAACACCGATGATCGTGATGGCAATAAGTTTATCCAGCACCAGCCCTGTGATGCCTGTGGCAGCAGTGATGCTTCCGCACTCTACAGTGACAACTCAACTTGGTGTTTCTCTTGCTCTACCTATACATCAGGTGATGGCGAGGTGGTGGATGCTCCAGTCAAGCCCAGCGCTTCAGCACACTTGCTCGAAGGCGAGTACCAAGAGCTGCGCAGTCGTAAGCTAACAGAGCAAACGTGCCGCAAGTTCGGCTATATGATCGGTGAGCACCGTGGCAAACTGGTGCAACTTGCGACCTACAGAGACCTGCAAGGAAGAGCTGTAGCACAGAAGGTGCGAACCAGAGACAAACAGTTTTCTGTGGTGGGCAACAGTGACCGCATGGGCCTCTTTGGGATGCACCTGTGGTCCAGTGGCAAGAAGATCGTCATCTGTGAGGGCGAACTGGACGCAATGAGCGTCAGTCAGATACAGAACCACAAGTTCGCCACAGTCTCTGTGCCCCATGGAGCCCAGAGCGCCAAGAAGCATCTGTTGCAGCATATCGACTACCTCAACAACTTTGCTGAGATCGTGCTGATGTTCGATCAAGACGAAGCTGGTCAAGCAGCAGCCCAAGCCTGTGCTGAGGTACTTCCAATCGGTAAGACCAAGATTGCTGTGTTACCAATGAAAGACGCAAACGAGTGTCTGGTGTCTGGCAATGCGGCAGCAATCATCAGTGCAATACACCAAGCAGCAGACTTCAGACCCGATGGCATCGTCAGCATGGGAGACCTGCGTGAGGTGGTGGCTGTGGCAGACGCAGAGAGCCCCGTACAGTACCCATACCCAAGGCTCAATGAGATGCTCAAGGGTATCCGTACAGGCGTTGTGACGCTCTGTGCTGGCTCTGGTGTGGGCAAGAGTACATTGATCAGAGAGATGGCCTACCACATCCACATGAGTGGCTTCACTGTGGGTATGCTTATGCTCGAAGAGAGCGTCAAACGGAGTGCTCAAGGCCTTGCTGGCATCCACATTGAGAAGAACATTACCGTTGATGCTGATGCAGCCACAGCCGATGAGATAAAAGCTGGCTTCGACAGTCTGATGGCTAAAGGTCCAATCTATCTATTTGATCACTTTGGATCGACAGAGCTGGACGTAATCTGCAACCGCATTCGCTACATGAAACACGGCCTCAAGTGTGACGTTGTGTTCTTAGATCACATATCGATCCTCATTAGTGGAGGTGCGGGTGACGTAGGCTCAAACGAAAGGGTCATGGTAGACCACATAATGCACACCCTTCGTGTCTTATGCTCTGAGCTAGACTTGGCTCTAGTGCTGGTGTCTCACCTACGGCGTCCCGGCGGGGACTTAGGTCACGAGGGTGGCGCTAAGGTCTCACTGTCTCAACTGCGTGGATCACATGCCTTGGCACAACTTGCTGATGCGTGTGTCGCCATGGAAGTGGATGCTGATGAGCCTACAAGTGGCCGGCGTAATCTGGTCGTGCTGAAAAACCGTCACACGGGAGAAGTCGGTCCAGCTGACCAGCTCCAGTATAACCGCGATAGCGGAAGACTTCGCACAGTCTACGATGATGTGCCCTTCTAACTGGCAGAAGCTAAATCCCAACCCGCACAAAAGTTTTTGCTAGTTGGGTTTTTGACAGCCTTTCCCAATGACAACTGAATACAAAGGAACAACAGCCATGGCTGACCAAAAGTCATTCAAATTTGACACAGTAGAACTAGAGCCGTGCAGGCTCTCAGATCTCACCCACCTCGAACTGCAAGTCTACGCCATCTTACTAGGGGCCAAGCACACTGGCCTCACCAGAGATGAGCTGGTGGATCGCATGAGTTTCCGAAGCGGCCACTCGGCCATGCAGTACATCCCCCGCCTCGTAAAGCTGGGCCTCGCTGAAGCAGCAGGCAAACGCAAGGCATCCGCAGGCTACGTTCAGACAATTTGGAAGGTGAGAACATGAGCAACAATCTATCAATGAATGCGTATCAGGCTGAGGCATCCAAGACTGGCATCTACCGCTGGAAAGTAATCTACCCGGCGCTGGGCCTATCCAATGAAGCTGGTGAGGTCTTGGGTAAGATTAAGAAGCTCATCAGAGACAAGGACATTACCTTCAGTGAGATTGGTGATCTACCGGGGGCTGACAGAGTTGCCATAGCTGATGAGATTGGTGATGTGCTCTGGTACTGCGCCATGCTGGCCAAAGACCTCAACATTAGCCTCAATGAAGTTGCCAACATGAACCTAGAGAAGCTCGAAAGCAGAGCGGCTCGTGGTAAGATTGGTGGATCGGGTGATGACCGATGAGATGGATAGCAGACATAGAGTCCAACGGTCTGTTGGACACCATAAGCAAGGTATGGTGCATTGTACTTCGGTGCCCCGACACTGATGAAGTCAGAGCCTTTAGGCCGCACGAGATACAAGAAGGCCTCAACCTCTTATCGACAGCTGATGAGGTCATAGGCCACAACTTTGTGTTATACGACTACCCTGCCCTACAGATCGTGTATCCAGACTTCGAGATCAAAGGTAAAATCACAGACACCCTGATCCTCAGTAAAATGATACACCACGAACTCTTCAACGATGATGCAGAGCGCAACTGGAGTGCAGAGAAGTTCCCAAAGAAGTTCTGGGGTCGGCATAGTCTCAAGGCTTGGGGTATGCGTCTAGGCGACTTCAAGGATGACTATGAGGGCGGCTGGGATGCCTTCAGTGAAGCGATGTTCACCTACTGCATCCAAGACACTCAAACGACTTCTACATTGTACAAGAGCCTGATGAAGACAGAGCCTTCAGAGCAAGCAATCTACCTCGAACACCGCATGGCTTCTATCTGTCATGAGATCGGTCAGAACGGGTGGACCTTTGACCAGAAGGCAGCGGGTGAACTGTACGCAGAGCTAGCACAGAAGCGTCATGTCATCGAAGAAGATCTAAAGGACTTGTTCCCAGCGTGGGAGGTCACAGAGGACTTCTTGCCAAAAAGGGACAACAAGACACTGGGCTACAAGGCGGGGGAGGTGTTCGTCAAAAAGAAGACCATCTACTTCAACCCCAACAGCAACCCCCACATCCAGCGCTGCCTAGTCGATAAGTACAAGTGGAAGCCCAAGGAGTTTACTCCTAACGGCCAAGCTAAGATCGATGAGAATGTGCTGGTAAAACTTCCGTACCCAGAGGCCAAGCGTCTTGCTGACTTTAAGCTGATCCAAAAGCGGATCGGCATGTTAGCAGAAGGCAATGGTGCATGGCTCAAGAAGGTGGATGCAGATGGACGCATTAGACATCGCATCGATCCTTTGGCCACTACCAGCACCAGAGCGGCGCACTCCTCGCCAAATTTGGCACAGGTGCCCAGCGCACGGTCTCCATATGGCAAAGAGTGCCGCAGTCTCTTTGGTGTGCCAGAGGGCTGGGTGCTCTGTGGCTCTGATTTATCTGGAATCGAATTGAGAGGACTCGCCTCTTATCTTCACCCATACGATGGCGGTGAGTATGCCAAGCAGATACTCGAAGGTGACATCCACACATACAATCAACAGGCAGCAGGTCTTGCTACGCGAGACCAAGCGAAAACATTCATCTCAATGGGATGACTTGAGGGCAACCTCTCGATTAAAACTGTGTGAACTCAGGGAAACTCTCTCGAAGACAATCCTGAGCCAAGCTAGATAAGACATCGCGCCCTCCGAAAGGAAGGTGCTCATGTACACAAGAACCAATCCAACATCAGATAAATTCACAGCGCGTCCTGATAAGTACCCTCAAGGGTTCTTTAAAGATAAGCCGTGTAAGATTTGTGGCAATAACTTTTCTCCCCTAGCCCCATCACACCTACACTGTAGTGACGTTTGTTCTACTCGCGGTCAAAGTGAGAATTACCTTCAGCGTTGTTACAATATCGGTGTGTCTGATTATGAAGCTATGCTCGAAGACCAAAACCATTGCTGTAAGTTATGTAATGGAGAGGGCTTCGTAATGGCTAAACACCACTCAATGAAACTTGTAGTCGATCATTGCCACATAACTGGGGCTGTGCGTGGTCTACTCTGTCATAACTGCAATAGAGCTTTAGGCTTAATGCAAGATAGTACACAAACATTGAGGGCAGCGATTGATTATCTGGAAGGTGCAACGACTATCCCGTAAGGGAGTACACTCAAGTGAGTGGAAGCGCACAGCCCCTCGAAAGAGGGTGAAGATATAGTCTGGTCTATATGGCGACATATAGCAGTTCATAAGAGAACGGGCTGGGAGTAACGAACCCAGTCGAACACAACGATGCAACAATGTATGGCGGCGGCGACATTCGTATAGGTGAGATTACGGATGGGGGCAGAGCCAAAGGTAAACAGCTTAAAGAGCAGTTCTTTAAGTCTGTGCCAGCGTTTGCCACACTGAAGAAGAACCTCAAAGCAGCCTATGCTCGTGGGTACATCAAGACCTGTGATGGTCGAAAGCTCAAGATCAGGTCAGAGCACAGGTGTCTCTCTCAGCTACTACAGAGTTGTGGGAGCCTAGTCAGTAAGTGGTGGGTGCTCCTCACCTATGACGAAATCAAGAAACAGCATGGCGACGATGCCTACATAGTGGGCTGGATACACGACGAAATCCAAGTTGCCTGTAAGAACGAGGCTACAGCAGAAAATGTCGGTAATATCGCTAGACGAATGGCGGAAGAAGCAGGCCGCACTCTCAACCTTAAGATCCCCATCGCCGCAGAGCATTCCTTGGGAAGAACTTGGTTTGAGACCCACTGAAATTGATGAGTACATAGAGAACCTTGTGTCTCTCTACATCGTCCTAGACCGCGCATGGCGCAACCCTTTCACCGTGAAGTCTGACTTCGCTCGTGACGGGGCATTGCACATAGCCATAGCGGCCTCTGAGGGCTTCATCACAACAAAAGTAGATACCGATAGCTGGGGGCGCAGATGGTGCATCACAGAAATCGGAATGGAAGTGAAGGCAGACATAGATGACGTACTTAAAGAAATCCTACAGCCAACCCACCCTGCTAATTGATGGCGACCTGTACCTCTTTAGAGCTGCCACCTCTGTGGAAGAAGAGACAGACTGGGGTGATGATATCTGGTCACTATCGACTGACCTGTCAGCAGCAAAGCGTGTGTTCAACTCCATGGTCGATGGGTTCAAGCAGGCACTGAGTGCAGACGATGTAGTCATCACACTCTCAGGCTCTAAGAACTTTCGCCGGGGAGTAGAGCCAACCTACAAGGCCGCTCGTAAGAAGACACGCAAGCCTGTGGGCTACTCAGCTATGATCGAGTGGGTCAAAGAGACTTGGGACTATGTGTTAGTCGATGAGCTAGAGGCTGATGATGTCATGGGCATCATGGGGTCTATCCCCGGCACTAAGGCAATCATCGTTAGTGACGATAAGGACATGAAGAGTATCCCCGGCAAGCTCTACAGGCCTCAGAGCAATGAGAGGATGACTATCAGTCAAACTGAGGCTGACAGTTACTTCCTCACACAGACCCTCACTGGAGACCCAACTGATGGCTATGCCGGGTGTCCTACCATGGGTCCAAAGACAGCAGCAAAGGCGCTGGGCACACACCCGACATGGAATGCTGTGGTCGCCGCCTACCAAAAGCAGAAACTAGATGCCGACTACGCGCTGACCCAAGCGCGGCTTGCTCGAATCCTACGCCACACGGACTGGGATGATGAAGCAGGGGCAGTCAAACTGTGGGAGCCAAAAAGATGAACATGAGTGTCGCATTCAAATGTAAACTTAACGATGAACAGGAGTTCATGCTGGGGCAAGCCATGCTCCGCCATGAGAGCCTAATAGACCGCTCGTATTTGTCGCTTGCAGACAAGAGAACTGGCGACTGGGCTACAGTCAAAAAGCCACTCAAGAAGAGCGCAAGACGCGCTATGCTTCGGTGGTTCTACGACTACACCTATGGCCGTGAGTTTGACCTCAAAACACTACTTGAGAACAACGGTGCTCACTGTGTTTACCACATGGCTAGGAAGCTAGTCGCTGCTGGGGCAATCACTGAAGTGTCAGAGCACAACGGAGGAGCTGCTGGCTCTAAGATATACATTGTGTCTGACCGTGAAATTATCGGGAGGATGTTAGCTGATGGAAACTGATGACATCGTTGTGAAGCCTAAACATTACACACAGTACGCTATTGAACCAATCACCTTTATCATGACTAACAAGCTGCCGTTCCACATAGGCAACATAGTCAAATATGCAGTCAGAGCCGGGTCTAAAGCCTACCCCAATCAGACCGCAGAACAATCAGAAATCACCGATCTAAAGAAAGCCATCCGCTACTGCGAGATGCGTATAAATCAACTTGAGGGAAACGAACTATGAACATGATGAACAGCACAGCTATCTATGGGCCATCTATTGGTATCTCAGAGGAGATCCACAAGATGAAATACCGCTCAGTGGGCGAGACCTTCAAGGAGGCAATGACCCGCGTAGCTGATGCACTTAAAGATGGAGAGGAACACTTCGAGGCCTTCCGTGGCATCCTATACAACATGCGCTTCCTACCAGCTGGGCGTGTCCAGAGTGCTATGGGTGCTCCCCGGCGAGTGACACCCTACAACTGCTTTGTGTCTATGACTATCGAAGACAGTATGAACGGCATCATGGAAGCAGCAGCAAACGCAGCAAAGACCATGCAGCTAGGTGGTGGCATTGGGTATGACTTCAGCACCCTGCGTCCACATGGCTCCCTCATCCGCTCCCTCGACAGTAAAAGCTCAGGCCCTATGAGTTTCATGGGCATCTTTGATGCTGTGTGTAAGACTATTGCCTCAGCAGGTCACAGGCGTGGAGCACAGATGGCCGTGCTGCGTGTGGACCACCCCGACATCGAGACATTCATTCGAGCTAAGAACAACAGCACTGAGCTTACACAGTTCAACATGAGTGTGGGTGTGACCGATGAGTTCATGCAGGCAGTCAAGGATGACGCAGACTTTGACTTGGTGTTCGAGGGGCAGGTCTATCGTACTGTGAGTGCTACAGCACTATGGGATGACATCTTGCGCTCGACTTGGGACTGGGCAGAACCCGGCATCCTCTTCATCGACCGTATTAACAAGAAGAACAACCTGCACTATTGTGAGACCATTGCAGCCACCAACCCCTGTGGTGAACAGCCGCTGCCACCCAATGGCGCATGTCTCCTTGGTAGCTTTAATCTCGTAAAGTACGTCAAGCACAACGGCATCCAAAGTGGCGACAAGGCAACTTTTGACTATGAGAAGCTCAAGGCTGACATCCCGCATGTAGTCCGTGCCATGGATAACGTGGTGGACCGTGCAGTCTACCCACTGCCAGCGCAGGAGAAGGAAGCCAAAGACAAGCGCCGCATGGGGCTGGGTGTCACTGGTGTAGCTAATGCCATTGAGGCGCTGGGCTTTCCGTATGGCTCACCTGAGTTCATGGACACCATGGAAGAGATCATGCGTACCATCCGTGACGGTTGCTACCGTGCGTCTATTGATCTGGCCAAAGAGAAGGGTCCATTCCCACGGTATAGCCACAAGTTCCTAGACAGCGGCTTTGCTGAGACACTACCGGGCGACATACGCAATGACATTGGTGAGTATGGCATCCGCAACAGCCACCTCCTCAGTGTAGCACCA